TTTGAGATACAACTTTTCTTAATGTAGAGTTCCAAAACTCATTTTCTGTTCTCTTTAATATAGTTGTATAAACATAGTATAACCAATCAATATCTATTTCACCTGTTTCTTTTGAGTTGCTTTTTTTTTAGACTTTTTGTTATGATCCGCTTGCGGCATAGAACTACTTACAAGCTCTATAACATCAAGTGTGTGGCATAATAAAAGCCCAATTATATCGAATTCAAATAATCTTTCACCGATTGGCTTGTCTGGTTCTTCAGCGGGTCTTATAGATGAAGCCATGAAGTATAATAATGTTTTATCATCATATTTATTGATTAAATGAATTGCATTTAAGAAACTCATATTAGACATTTCTTGAAACATATTTATTGAAGTCATATCAAAACACATTATGTATTTATCATTTCCTAATATTATTTCTTTACTTTTCTTAGTTAAATTACTCATTCTAAAATCCTTTCTAAAAATAGCCAGTCAAAAAACTGGCTATAATTAATTGATTAGTCTGTATGGGCAATACCTTTGAATTGAACTCTATTAAAGAAGTTATCAAACCTCTTTTTAGCGTCTGCATTTGAAGCAGCAGTCGCACTAGCAGAGTCCATTACATACTTTAATACTCCATCTAAAGTTACATTAGTTCCTTGATCTTTAGTTTTAAGAGAACCACTCATTGGAATAGCCTGTCCGCTTAAAGTATCTTCCACAAAGTTAAATGAGTCTGTTTTAGTTTCTCCGTTTTCATTATCTTTAGCTAACTTACAGTTGTAATATACAATTCTGTCTGTGCTTCCATCTGAATATGTTTTCTCAAATAAAAGTGCGATTTGTGGAGCAACAGCAGAAGTTTTATACTCCAATTCTCCGTTTAAATAAGTTTGTCCAGTCAGTGCTGCCTCAATTTCTCTTGAAATATTAGAAAATGTTAATGACAAATCTGCTCCTACCAGTTCTTTTATGTATATGTTTCTTAAATTATCTGCATAATTAGAGCCTTCTGCGTATGTTTCTGTGATACTTAACGTTTCTAAATCTTTAATTGGCTTTGGCACTTCAAAAATATTTTTTTTTGTATCAAATACCGCATAATGTGCATTTGAAATTCCAGTTGCTTTCTTACTCATATTATTAATTCCTTCTCTCTAGTTTATTTATTTATCAATGCTTATCGCAAAAGTAATAGCAGTACAAAAAAAGCCAGAGTCAACAACTACTGTTGACGCAACTGCCTTTCTCATAAAACCTGCTTTTTGCATAGCATTTATTATTAATTTTTTATTGTTTTCTACATTAGACTTACAATAAAGATTAAGCATTACTGTGTACATAGTTGCTTTTTCTTCATTGTCAGCCATTCTGCTTGGCTTTTCTATATAGTTATAGACTATACATTCTGTTTTATCATTTGCTCTAGTGATGAAGTAGTTTGGTAAAGATATATCAGCTAAAGCACTTTTAATCTTTTCACTTATACTCATTTTAATGCTTCCTTTATTTCTGCTTGAATTTTCTTTTTAAGCTCTTTTAAAACTTCACTGTCCATATTATCAACTGCATTTGTAAACCAAAATTGATATTTTTTAGTGTAAATATCACTATCTTCCCCCCAAAGCTTTTGATTATAGCCATAATGATGAAAGTAAAGGTGTTTCCAATCTTCCCACGGTTGAGAGTCATTTTTCAATCCAACATCAACATAGTAATTACCGTTTTCATACTCTCTAGTGTCAACTTTTCTGATTAAATCAGCTCTCTTGGAGAACTTACTGACTTCATTTTTTAAATTACTTTCAACTACTTTTGCTACTTCCTCAACTGCTTTTTTTGCTTTAAAATTATCTAATTTATTTAACTTATTAGTCAAATTATTTAAATTTTTTATAGTTATAGCCATTATTCTATTGCCCCTATGTTGATCTGTAGATATTTATTTTCTTCTCTTATATTGCTAAGAGAAACAACATTATAAAGTCTATTATTATATAGCACTTTGTATCTATTAGCATCTTCAATATCTAGTTTTAAATGCTTTGGAAATCTTGTAGTAATAATCTTAGTAATAGAAGTTCTTTCCCCATCATCAAGTTCTTTACTGCTTGCAATATTGTTTCTAACTCTACTTTTTGTGGTCCAAATAGTTGTTAATGTTTTAGTAGGTATATTGTCTGCGTCTGTACTTGTTTTTACTTCTTTTAATTCAATTTTGTGTTTAAATTCGCCTGGATTTATTGTATACATATTGAAACCACCTTAAATTAAGTTGAAACAGTGCATATTTAATATACTTTCAACGATTTTATTAGTATTTACAGCAGTATTATTATCAGACATAAATTGACGCTGGTCATAAAAATCAGCACAAAGTACAAGCAAAGCTATTGTTAAATCTTCATATTTATCTAATTCAGTTTCTTTAATAGCTGTATATTTGAGTATATATTGTTTACTTGCAGAAATAAGCATATTAATAACTGTATCTTTTTCATCAAGAGCATTAATATATTCTTTTACTATATCCGTAGTAACTTCACTTATTTTCATATTAGTTACTTCTTACAAGCACTGCGATAGCTTCTCCTAGTGCTCTTTTAACATCAAATCTCATTGTTCCTTTAACAGTAATACCATCTCTGATAAAAGCATATTCTGTTGAAGTTTTAATAGTGAAAATTTGTCTTGGCCCAAATATTAAAGCCTTATTTAAATCTCCGAAGAAGGCTAAAGAGTTATGTTGTTGTGAGCCAGTTAAGTTCTTTACATGATCAGATATAACTACTGGTCTGCCTAATAGCATAGGAGTAGCTTTCCCACCAAATGGCACTTGTGAAAAATCTGTATATAATAACGGTCTACCAATACCGTCAACAGCTTCTGTTAACTTCCCAGCAAGTTCTGTTCCTATAACCCACGTAGCGTTTTTTCTGTACTTCTGCGGTAAAACGTTATACATTTTTAACATATCATTTATGCCTATTTTCCCAACACCAGCACCTGTTATATCAACTTTAATAGAATTATCTTGCGCTTGCCCATTTGAATTTATAAAACTTTCAAGCCCTTGAATTTCAAGTGAGGCATCACCTTTCACTAATATTTCATCTATTGTTTCTGCCGCACCTTCTCCATACTGTTCTAATAAATCAGACATTATGTCATAGCCAGTATCCGCAATTGCTTCCTCTGAAACTATAGTAATATTCCCGTATTTATGTGCCGCTAATTGAACTGGCGCATAATCAACATTTTTTTCTGTATATTCCGCCAATTCCTTAACATTTACAAACTTCCCAACCTTAGTTTTTTGAACTGGTATTTGATGTAGCGCTGATCCTAAGTTTTCTTTTCTTACATATCTTAATAAATCAGAAGTTTCAAATGCTTTTTTTAGAATTGCATTTGCAAAAGTGGTTTTCTTAATATTTCCTACTGAACTATTTATATTAGTGCCGATTTGCCCTATACCTATTTTTCTTTCTTCAACTTCAAAATCTGATATATTTAATTCTTTTTCATCTTCTATAGCTTTTCTAATTTCAGAATTTTGAACATCTAAAGTTCTAGTTTCCACTTTATCTCCTTTTTCTACAATTGTTTTATCAAATTGTCTTTTAGCTTCTTCATCAGCTATAACTTTTTCAAGTCCTCTTATTTCCTTTTTAATTGCTTCTACTCTTTCATCTTCTGCATCAGTAAAAGCTCTTGTTTCTGCTTTAGCTTTTCCTAAAATTCCTTCCATTTCATCTATCAAAGAATTTTTCTTTTCAATTAGTTTCTTCATATTGTTTTATCTCCTTGTCTTTATAAAATTTTGTGTATTAAAAAAAGCCGATAAATCTTTTTCTGATCCATCAGCTTTCTGTTCTGTATTAATTAATTCAATTTTAGTTTCGAAACTTCTTTCCTCTATAAGAGTTGCTTCTTCTCCTCTCATTTCTACAGAAGTCGCAATATATGCTGGAGTTACATCTAATATAGATACCTCATGTAATGTTATATCTTCTAAATATCTTCTATCTATACCAGTTTCATCTGTAACCCATCTATCTTTTAAAGCACTAAACCCAAATGACCAGCCTTTTAACTGTCCATTTTTAGCTTTTTCGATAATATCTGTATCTGTAATTTCGCATTTAGCATACAGTCCTATATTATCCTCTCTTAATTCTAAATTACCCTCTTTAGTTGATCCTAAAACTCTATCTTTTTTATGATTATGTAGTAAAAGGATATTATCAGCTCTTTCTATAGCTTTTGCGAATGCTCTTTCTTCTACAGTTTCTATAAATCTCCCTTTCGGTGATGATAAAACCCTGCTATCTCGTAAAACCACATTAACATACCCTTCAAGCAAAATAGAATTACTCCTTATTTCCACTTTCATCTTCAGTATTCACCCCATTTCCAGTATTGCTGCTAATAACTTGTCCAGTATTTGGTGTATATATTTCCTGTGTTTCAGGATTATAAATAATATGACCTAAAGACATTTTTACTATGTCCATTCCTTCAATTGGATCTAAGTTCTCCTGATAGCGTACTTCATTAACTGTCATTATTCCTGATTCTATTGCCACTTTATAAGTATCAAATCTTTGTTTAACATTCCCTTTTAATAAATCCTTTGTATCGAACGCAAAGAAATAACCTTGTTCTTTTTCTGTTAATAATAATAAAGCCTTATTAAAAGCACTTTCTAACTGTTGCAATATAGGTATTATTGTAGACTTAATAAAGTTGTTGTATTGCTCTTGTGTAGCAGTTCCATTTAAAATATTTATTGGCACTTTAATAACATTAAGAATATCACCATCATTCTGCTTTCTAGTATCTAATATCTCCAGTTCTGTGGCTGTTTGGCTTAACTCGTGAAAGTCTAGTCCATCATTCAAAATTATTGCACTTGAACTCCTACCACCTTTACTGTTGTATAAATTACTCCATGCCTTTTTAAGCGTGTCCATAGCTTCCTGTGTCAGTTTTTTCGCTGACTTAACTACACCTCTTTTAATTCCACCTGCTGCAATATTATCATTAGCAAATGCCATAGTATTATATGTTAACTCTAACAAATTACTACTTTCATCTAATAACCCTTTTCCCTGTAGCCCATCTGTAGAATTTTGTGCTAATATTACAAAGTCATAAGGATTATATTCATTCCCAATAACTGATAATTTCCCATCTTTAAAGATTGGATCAACACCTTGTATAATTCCAACATTATTATTTTCTATATAATGCAGGGATTTAATTTTATTTCTTATTTTATTTATATAGATATATCCATTACCATATAGTAAATAATCCCTTAATAATGCCTGTTTCATTTGATAGCTATTAAGCAGGTCGCCAGTTTCATCATTAAGTAAATTTATCCTGTAATCATCATCAATAGTATTTACTTTTCCATCAGTTTCCTTGTATAGTTTTATATCTAAACTCGAAACCAAATCAGCTATAAAACTAACCCCAGCCTTAACCATTGGTATTTGCATAGCCATATCTTTAGAAACTACTGTACTTTCGGCACTTTCTCCATTAATAACTTTAGTCAGTTCTTCTCTTTTAGAAATAGTAATAAACTCCCTATTCTCTTTATTTAAAAAGCTGAATAATCCCATTTATTCCTCACCTCCTTTCTAACAAGTTTGTACTGACCAATCACATTCATCGCCTATTAATACATTTTGTTGTAATAAATAAATAGCATTAACCATAGCCATTACCATGTCAATTTTGCCTTTGCTTTTCTTTTTATTAAGATATTTATTTAAGTTAGTATCTTCTGTTTGTATACAATTAGTGAAATTAATTTCTAGTAACTTATTTTCGTTATATACAAATTTTTTATTAAGAATACTTTCTTTCAGCCATTTTATAGGACTGTGTAAAATAGATGAATGTTGTCTTACTTCTACCATGTCAAAGTGTTCTTTTAAATCTTCCCTAGTGCTGTTCATATCCCTAAGGTCGTACCCTATAGACACTATTTTTACGCCATACTTTTCTTCTATAGATAAAATAAAATCCCTTACATAGTTGTAAGAGATAGTATCTTCACCACATGAAAAACAATTCCCCATTTCAATTTCTTTCTTATAGTTTACTTGTTCTTTATTGGATTTTTCTTCAACTCTTTCATCAGGTATAAAAGCCCACGACTTAGCTAATATCTTTTCTGATTCATAATCATATGTAACCATAGAAACAGCAGTGTTATCATCACTGCTGGCAAGGTCAATGCCTAAAAAAATCTCTCTGCCAGTCCAATCTATTTCTTCATCACTTTTACACGCTTGTATCTGCTCTGAATTAATATATCCTTCAGTTCCTTGAGATTTATATTGAATATTGTTATGTTTGCAAAGGTAATTTTCTCTTTTACTCTCATATTCAATAGCCATAGTCCTCTTTTTAACTATTTCATTGAATATTGCTTCATTATTTACCGATACTGGATTAGATTGATATATAACATTATCATCTGTACGCCAATCTATTCTTATTTCTTCATCAGGCTCATATAATAATGCAAAATATCTTTTATTTTCTATCATTCTATCTAGCGTTTTCTTAGAAATATCTATTTCAGTCAACATAACATTATTATCATTAGGATATTGAGTGCTAATAATAATTCCTAGCTTGTCCTTTAGAGTTATCTGTGATGACCTCATGGCTTCTAATGGGTAATCAGGTAATAAACCAGCTTCATCTATGTTAAATACTGCTGCTAACTTACCATCTAAGCTGTCATTAGAATAAGCTAGCGGTGTATAGTCATTTTCTGTAACATTACACCTAACAATATCATTATTAATCTTAAATTTCCCCTTTAAAGCTGGGCTACACTTAATAATTTTATCTACTGCCAGTTTCAGCTCACATGATAGCTTATAATTTGGTGCTACACTAAAGAATCTACTAAATTCTGGCTCAATTATTAAACAAATAATAAATATTATTGCTGCTGTAAAGGTCTTAAAGTTCTTTCTTGAAATTTCTAATAAACCAGTTTCATAATATCTACTGTTATCCTCTCTATGCCTAGTACATAGAACTGCAATTATAAAAAACCATTGATAATCTTCTAAACTCTCACTCATTGAAAGTCTAGTATCAGGATGTACCATAAGACTAAGTATTGTACTTATTAAATCAAAATCAGAATCATCTATATAGGCTTCATCATCTAAATCTTCCACAATATCTATCCAATATTGTGCTTGTTTCTTTACATATCTACCTACTTTACCAGTTTCATCTAAAACACACCATTGAGCGTATTTATAAGCATTACTTTCTCTTATCATTTCTTTCTCTTAATGCTTTTAATAAAGGGTCTTCTTCTATCTGCTTATTTTTTATATCCATAACAGATAATTTTGCTCTATCGCTAGGACTTAGCCCTAATCTTATACTATTCGACAAATACATGGTGTGATAATCTTTATATATGTTAACTGCTGGATTTTTATATAGTTTTCCATTATCATCTAGGATAACTGCTCCATGCCTTTTTACTGCTTCATTAGCATCATTCATATTTATAATGCAATATACAGTAGCTTTTATTATTTCTATATCTAAATCATTCAGTATTGCAGCACTTTTAAGCTGATTAACTATGAAAATATATAATTCTTGTTCTCTTTCTGTTGTTAAATCTTCAGGGCATTGGTAGACTAAATCGCTAACACCCTTATATCTTTTTTCTGCTTCTTCTCTTGCTTCTTTCTCTGCTTTTGTTAACTTCGAATCTCCACATAAAGCCACCGGTTTAGCTGCTCTAGCCATTTTACCAACTCCTTCCAAATATTTGTACTGTTAAAAAAGCCCATTTCCGACATTTTAGGCAGATTGCCAGCCCCTCGTCTCTACAAAATAATAGTTAATACCAATCTCTAACCCTAGGGGGGACTATACCAGCTTTCTATCTCCATCTTTCCAACGCTTTTTAAATTCTCTCAATTCTTCTTGTATCTTTTTCTTATCTTCTTTATATAGTTCATGTATTAATCTATGTTTCTCTTTGCTCAATGAAATTAAATTATCTTCATTATATGCTAAAGTATCATCATCTAATATCTCTACAATGTGATGTACATCAGTTGCTTTAATTATCTTTCCTTCTTTATAGAATGAATATAAACATATATGATTATATTGTGCTAATATATTAGCCCTAGCCTTATCCCACGACCTGCTCTTGTATATGCCCATATCTTCCCTATCTCTTTTGTACTCATAGTTTCTTTTCTTTTTTTGTTCACATGCATACCCTCTTTGATGCACCCTGCCACATGAACTACACGCTATTAATCTTGCCATTCCTTTTCCCCCCATTACAAAATAAAAAAACACCTGCTAATTTTAGCAAGTGCTTTCTTTTTATAAATATTTGTTATAAGGTATTTATAAAAAGAATAGTTATGGATAATACTATTTTACCTTATGTATTTATAATAATCTTATAATTTTTATAAAATTAACCTCAAATTTTTCTTAAATTTTTCTTTTTTACTGTAAATACTTACTCATCTTTCTAAGTGCTTGTTCTTCTATTTGTTTTAATCTTGTATATGTTCTATTATATTTTATTTCTAGTAAACTGTATTTTCTTCTCTCTATTAATACAGTTTCTATTATATCTTTCTCTTCTTCTGTTAATACTGTTAAAGCGTTATGTATTCGTGCCAGTTCTCTTTCTTTTCTCTTCTTCATCTCTAGCAACTTATCTTTCTTCTCTGTATAATTTTCTGCTTGAATTTCTACTGTTGAAGTTATCTTATATGTATTGCTTGTCCTTTCTCCTGTTGGCTGTGCTGATACTCCTAGCATTTCTTCTTCTAATTCCTGTATTCTTAAATTTATGTCTACTATATCAGCTTTTAATTCTTTATATCCTTTTAACCTGTCTACTATCCTTTTCATAATTGCCCCCTATTTCTTCTAGTAAAAATTCTATTCTTTCTTCATCTTCTGTCCATCTTTTTAATACTGATAATTCTACTACTTGTTGATCATCATCATATGCAATTTTATTTAAGCTATCCAGTATTATTTTGCTGCAATTATCAACATCAGGAGTTTTCATTGGATATTCTAAACTTTCCCTTATTGCTGCTACTCTTTTCTTTGTATAACTTTTGGGTATTTTAAAATACATATATATAGTTGCTCTTACTGCCCCATTAAGATATTCCCCACACTGCTGCATATAACAATGTCTTACCATTTTTTCATAACTTACTGTATCATTTGGTGTAAAAGCTCTTCCTGTTTTAGTATTAAAGCGAGGTCTAGCTTTTGCCTTTATTTTACCTTCTACTACTATCATTTGTACCTCTAATCTGCAAGGAGCATAAGCTCCTTACACAAATTTATTTTATACACCTTTTAAATGCTCTTTATCAAAAGAAATTAATGTTCTCATACTTTCTTGATTAATACGTATATTTCTAATATATTCTTTACATATATCATATTCCATTGCAGCTATATCTCTTTTATATCTAAGCTCTGATAATCTTCCACGACTTATATCATGTATTAAGCTAACTGGCATTTTTTCATTTACTCTTAATTTTTCCTCTTCAATAGCTAATGCTTTTCTATAATCTCTTTCTGTTTCAACTTTTATATATGCCCTTTTTCTTAATTCAATAGTTAATTTATTAAGTTGTAGTTTTCCTTCTTCTAATAACTTAATTTTTTCTGCTATATCCATTATATGAACCAAATTCCTTTTATTAATTATGTACTTAGCTTTATATTCATAGATTCAACTTCTTCTATACGAATAGAAGGCAATATCTCACCTGTATAGCTATCAATTCCATCTTTGAATATTTGCTTTAATTTAACTTTATCTATCTCCTCTTTAACTCTAATTAATTCTTCATTATTAGAATCTCTTAAATATTTAATTAACTGCTTTTCATCTTCATATATCCATTTCTTAGCTTTTCTCAATGATATACTTCCATATGGTGTAGATACTTTAAACTTTTTATCTACTTTTTTATTTTCCATATAATAAACTCGTAGTAGATTTTCTAAATATATCTTATTTTCTGTTATATCTTGAGTTTCTTTATCAAACCATTTTTGTATATTATTTATTTCTCTATCCTTAATTGTTTCAAGCTCTAAACATTTCTCTTCAATTACTTTTAATTTCTTTATTGCCCATGTTGCTTTTTCTAAGCTATCTATTAAAAACCCTTCTTCTATTTGTTCATGAAGCTGTTTTTCTCTTAACTCATTCATTTTCTATTCTCCTTTTCTATTATCCTTATATTAAAATGGCACATTCATATAATTTTCTCTGCATTTCAAGTGATCTA